GTTTGTTAAAGTTTGTGTTCCAGCAAGTGTTACAACACCAGTAGAATTAATAGCTGCGTCTTGCCAAGCAGAGCCTGAGTAAACACGAAGAACATCATTTGTTGTATTAAAATAAAGCATACCAGCAGCTAAAGCAGCACCATCATTATCTGTTGATGGATCAGAGGATTTAGAACCTAAATAAACATCATCAAACGCATCAGCGGAGTTAGCAGCAGCTGTAGCACTTGATGCAGCAGCAGTAGCAGAACTAGCAGCCTCACTAGCTTTTGTCGTTGCTGTATCTTTGTGGCCAGATGCAGTTGAAGCCGATGAAGCCGCAGCAGTTGCAGATGATGCAGCGGCTGTAGCAGATGTAGCAGCAGCAGTTTGACTTGTTGTTGCAGAAGCGGCATCAACTAATAAAGACCATTTAGCACTATCGGTGTTAGATGTTAAAGGTTGAGATCCACTTGATGTGTGAGCTGTTAAGGCAATAAAAATATTATTAGTAGAGGTATCTTTAACTATATCTCTTTGAACATAAGCAGTAGAGGCAGCCCAGTTACCTTTTACATTTCCAAGTTCTTGAGCAACAGATAATTCTCCAGAGCTATCAAAAGCTAAAATTTTGGATGCTCTATCAGTAGCAGAAGTAGTGAACTCTGTACTGGTCATTGTATTCGTTCTTGATAATTTTAAAGATCTATCAAGTTGTTCTTGTAACTCTTGAGTAATAGCAACAGACTTATCATGTGCAGTTTCAATAGTATCCGCACTCATTGGATCATTATCGATTAGATCCATTGCTTGAGTTTGCGGAGTTGATCTTCTTAATACAACTGTTTCTCCTGAAGCTGGTACGTTACCAGATGTAAAAGTTACAGTTCCTGAATTATTACCTACTCCACTTACATTATAGTGAGTACCTTTTGATTTAACTGTTTCTGTTCCAGTAGCTGATCTAATAATTACCTGGATGTCATCATCATCAGTAATTTTAAAACTATAAGTAAATGCAGTTGTTGATCCGTTACCGTTTGCGCTACTCTTAATTATAGTTGTTGATATAGTCATAGTTTATTATTCCTCTTGTTTAAAATAATCTTCGTCTGTTTTTTTATTTTCTTGTCCAAAATTTTGAGTTGTTATTACATTTAAAAAATCTTTTCGGATTTCACTATCTGCTTTAAATAATAATTCGTTTGATTTTTCGTAAGCACCTCTTGCCTTAATAGAAATTTTTAATTTTTCATTATCATAAATAAATTTAGGATATTTTTTATATTCTTTTGAATTTTTATCTTGATTAAAAAGCATGTCTGCTTTTGCGGCTTTTTCAGCACCACTAAAAATCTTCTTAATAACTTGTTGTTTAAAAACATTGTCTTGCTTGGTTGACAAAATTTTATATTCTTTTTTATCCATTACCTCAGAAAATATATCTTGAGCATATTCTCCTGATCTCTTCTGTAAAAAGGATAACTCTTCAGCTGTATATTCAAGATCAGCCGACAAACCTTTTTTTCTATAATTAAATTTTTTACCTATAGGATCTAATTCAACACCTGAAATTCTAAGCTCATCTCTTAATGGTCCTTCTTTTCTTTTAGATAAAAAACCAAATTTTTCTATTGGATCTCCAAGTCGATCATATTTAGTTGGTACGTTGTTAAGATTTAAAGCTTTAAAAATATAATCATCAAAACTTACTGCTAATTTTTGTTGATCATCAGAAAACAATTTAGTTCCTTGTCTAGCAATCGTTGGAACAAAAGATGATCCAAATTGATTAGCAAATCTTTTTCCACCTTTAATTGGACCTAATCTATCAAAAGATTGATAGTCATTAATAGCTTTACCTACACCAGCCATAAAAGTAGATGAAGAAATGTTTTCTCCAGTTGCCAATAAGAACGCTGTAAAATGACTTAGATAATCTTGAATTTGATCGTTATCCTCAAAACCCATTTGAGCAATAGCTGCAAAGTCTGTAGCTTGTCTCATATACATTGCTACTGGATCATAACCAGTAGTATTAATTTGAAATCCATTAGGAAAATTTATTGTTCCTGATTGAATACCTAAAGTATTTTTAATTTCAGTTTTATTAAATTTATTTGAATATCTTGATCCTATTTCTGGAGAACTTCCAGTAGTTGACATTCCAAATGGTTGACCAACATTTAATCCAGCTACTGCTCCATAAAGCATAAATCCTAAAGCCATTTTAGTCTTGGCTTCTTGAGCTGCTGCTACTCCATTTTTACCAAATAAACTGTTTCTATAATTTTCTAATAATAAATTTAATACTGGTGTTCTCTCTAAAGTAAATCCAGTAATATTTGCTGGTGTTTGAATAAACGGTAAATAATAGTTTAACAAAACATTTGCTGGTCCAGATTGAGATTTCCATTTTTGAAGAAACTTTCCTTTATCTAAAAAATCTCCTCTTTGTCCTAACGGAGTTTGATAAACAGAAGCTAAAGTTTTTTCATAAGCGGTTTTAACTGTTTGAGCAGATGGATTAACAACAAAGTCTGCTAATAATTCAGGAGCTTTTTCTTTAGGTATCTTACCAAGTCTTACAGCTTTTATTGTTTCTCTATATGCGTTTGAATATATTTCTGATCTATATTCTAAATTTTTAAAATAACTATCAGCAACAGTTAATAATCTTGTAGGTATTCTATTTAATGTTAATACTTTTCCAAGTACATCAACACCAGTTGCTATACTGCCTTCTTGCATATTAAAATTACTAGCAGTAAATCTACCTGGTCTTATCTCAATTTTAGATCCACCAAATTGATTTTTAACATTTGGTAATCCAGTTGGTAAACCTTTAAATCCTAAAGTTTCTGAAGCAAATACTCTTCCAACAGATCCCCACATTTCTTGAGAAGCCATTGAACGACCATAAGCTTTTGCAACATCTTCAAATTCAGCAATACCATCTTTAGTAGCATCGCCAAACATTCTTGCAGCTAATTTTCTCTCTTGCATTAGAATGCCTTGAGTAAGCCAGTTACCACCAGTATTCCTAACATGTGTCATCGGATTTGATAAAATCGCATTTATAAAAACTTCTGACATAGCCTCAGATGCTTTACTTAAATTATTTATAAATCCAGTTCGTTCATTAACAATAGCTCTTGCTTGTGGAGTATCTAATTTTAGATAAGCTTTAGCTAATTCTCTAATCTCGCCTTCTCCTCCAAGTTCAGCCATTAACTGCTGTCTATTTAAATCGTTAATATCTGGAGTAGTAAAATTCTTTTCTCTAACTGGTATTTTAAACTGTTGTAATGCTCTACCAGTTTCTGTTTGAACACCTTTAATAATCTTTTGTAATTCAGCACTTAATGCGTAATGCTGTCTAAAATTCATTATATCATCAATACCACCAGTTTTAGCTTTAATAGCTAGATCATCTAGTTTGCTCAATGATGCTACTAATAATTCTCTTGCTGCTAAAATAGTTTCAGCATTTAAAGTTTGTCCAGGCTTTAGTGTTAATAAAGTTTCTCCTAATTTTTCTGAATTAATTTGAAGAATTGAAGCCATCTCTTTTGTAGCTTCATTAGTTTGGACACCTCTTTTTTGTTTATTAATACCAGTTTTAAATTGTTTGGATATTTCATCGATAAATTGAATTATACTTTCTCTAGTATCAAATTTATCTATATTAAAATCATCAAGTTGAGTTGGAGTAATTTTGCTATCTTTTCTAAATAATAATTTTTCTGTTTTATCTTCAGAAACAATACTAGGTTTTTTTAACTTCTTAGGTGTTAAACCTTCTTCAATATCAATTTTACCTAAATCTAAAGGATCTTTTAAAGCTTTTGGAATACGCTCTTGTTTTTCCTTTTTCTCTTTTAATGCTGGACCTTTAATCTTTTCATCGATTATCTTTTGACCTTTTTCCATAAGGTCTTTAGCTTCTGATTTTGTATATTTTTGTAATACAGCTTTAACTACCATTAATTTTTACCTTTTGAATTTTTGTGAAAATTTTTAGAAATATTTGAGGATAATCAATATTTACTAATTTTCTGTTATATTTGAAATAGTATTGTTTCTATTACTATCTAGGATAGCATTTGATCCTATAGCTGCTCCTGATCCTATTCCGAAAATATTAAATAGAGCTTGTCCGTCTTTTTGAACTGATTTCTTCATGTCGTCTGTGAGTTGAATGATGGTAACTGGCATTTTACTTCTATGATTTCCTTTTTCCTTACTCCATAATTGCAAGTTAGTTTCAATTTCATCATCATAAACTTTAGCATTCCATTTCTTGCCATATTTTTTCATAAAGCTTGGAATAGCTTTATCGTATAATTCAGCCTTACCTTTTCCAGATCCAAGTATAATTGGCTTATCTAAAGGAAGTTCAACATCTCCAGTTCCAATTTGAAGTTTTTTAGTTTTCTCTAAATTAACTAATTCATTAAACTTTTTAAATCCTATTTCTTTTTCAAGATTTTTTAAATTATTATCGGTAAATACTTTTTCCTTAACATCCATGCCATCTTCATCAAAATATCTAACAACATATTCATTTTTAGCATTACCTTCATATTTAAGTTTTTTACCTGATACCTCATGATGTGTAGGAAGTGGATTTTTTTGAATAATTAATTTTTTAACTTTATCAATATCTTCTCCATATCTTTTAGCTGGTACAGATCCTTTAGGTATAGCAACTGCATCAAAATTGTTATCAGCAGCATATCTAATCAATCTTTTTGTTGTTAATTCATACCAATTATTTTTAAATGGAAAGTCAGCTATCTTAGGTTTTTCTCCACCAAAAACTCTATTCTCTTTTGCTGCTCTGATACCAAAATCAGATTGCATTTCTTCAACTGTTAATACTTTTTGACCATTAAGATCTCTAGTTTTAAATCTTACATGAGCTATTTCTGATTTAACATTCATGTGAACTGGAGATCTAAAAGGATTATTTTTTATTGTAGTAGTCTCAGCGTTTCTTATCTCAATAGGAATACCAACATCCATACCACCTTTTTTAATCTTAAATACTAACTCTGTATAATCTTCTCCACCAGGCTCTGTTTGACTTTCAAATTTAGGAGCTTTAACGTCATTCTGTCTAAATTTTCTAACAGCTTCTTCAACTTGGTATTTTTCAAAATCAAAAGGTGTTATTTCAAAATATCCTTTATTAATAATGTCATCTTCAGCAGTATTTAAATCTCTTAAATTTCCATTAGGTAATTTTCTAAAATTAGCAATATTTGGATTTTCTCCAAGAATAGTTCGCATTGTATTAAAATCCATTGGCATAACTTTATCTTTCATGCCTATATCGGTCATAGCTATAGGTGTAAAATTATCATAGTTAATATCTTCTAATAATTCTTCTGGAACTTCGCCTCTCATTTCAGGATCTTTTTTATAAATATCAGCTAATACTTTTCTTTCAAATTCATTCTTTTTAAATTCAACATCTTCAGAAAGTTTTAGAGTTTTAACATCACTACCAAATTTAACCTCTGATACATCTAAAGAATTATTTTCTAAATATTTTTTTACTTCTTCTTTAGTAGCGGTTTTTTTTTCTTTAAGAAAATCATCTAAACCTGACCATTTTAATTCTTGCTGCTTTAATCCTGGAGTATTTTTTAAAGTATTAAGTATTTGTTCTCCAGATCCTTTGTTTGGTAATTTCTTTACATTTTCTTTTAAAATAGATTTGAATACTGGAACTAAGCTAGATGTTTTTTCAAAACCAAATTCATTAACAGTACCTGGTATTATTTCTTCATCACTAAAATTTGGATTTTTTTTTTCCTCACTAGGCTCAATGTTTTGCATAGTATCAGTAGTTGCTTGATTAGGATCATCTACGAATTGTTCAACAACCCCAGCAGATGCTGCAGATGCACCAACAGCTATATCAGCTTGTTTAAGTCTATCCTTATTCATTGTCTTAACAGATTTTCCAACATCAAATATTTTTTCGAATATTTTACCAAAAGCACCAAACTCAACAGCCTGAACAGTTTTATCGTACAACTCATCTATTGGTGTATCTTCAGCAATTCCAATAAGACCTTTTAAGTTTTTCATTGAACTACTATCAACTAGGAAACTTTCTGTTTTATCAAATGCTAAAGCACCACCTAAACCAAAAGCTATAGGCGTTCTCCAAGCCATCGGAACACCAGCTTTTTTAAGCTTTTTATATATTGGATAAGTATACATTCCGTCTTGCGCAGCTATTGCCATTAGTTTAGATACTAATGGACTGTCTTGATCAGCATTATCTAAATCGGATTTAATTTTTTCAAACTTATCATTAAGATCTTTATTAAAAGTCATACTGTTAGGATCAATGCCTTCATTCTCCATAACAGCCATTGCAAAATTATTTAAAAATCTAAATCCATTATTACCACCTCTAAGAACACTTATTAAAGTATCTCTTGGTAAGTCTTTAAATACAAAGTCAGATATATCTTTTAAAAATATTTGATTATCTTCGTCTGAAATCTTTTCATCTTTATTGAAAACTATTTCTCCAGCATTCTCATCAGGCTCAATATCTTCTAATTCTGCAGTATCAATATTATTTTCTTTAAGCAGTCTATATTCTTTGCTGCTATAAAACTTTTCTTGTTCATGTATTGGATTATAAAAATCTTTTAAAACATCAAATTCTTTCATATTAACTCTCTTCTTTTACTCCAAATGCTTCGCCTATTGCGTCTTTGTCATTTCCAAATATTGATTGTCTTGCATTAAAAGTATCTTCTATAATATCAATTCTACGAAGATCCTCTTTGTATTGAGTTCTATCTATAGTTTTCTTTTTATAAGCGTCAGCTACATCTTGTCTAAATTTATTAAATGGATCTTTAGGATGAGCAGCTAATTCTTCAGAAAAATTACTGATAGTTGAAGAAATTGGTTGTTCAAGATCATGTAGCTCAGGTAATTCTGTTTCATCTAAATTTTTAATAACTTCAGCGTACGCTTGTTCAGGAGTATAATTTTTTTGTAAAGTTAAATAATCGTACTCATCTTTTCTTGTTTGCGCTCTTTGTAAGAAATCATAATCAGTAGATGATCCACCCATAAGATTACTCAAGTCTATCAAGTTAGAAGTTTCGTTAATTCTTTTAGAAGCAATGTTTAATCTTTTTCTAAATTTTTTATCTTCTATTGCAAATCTAGTATCATTTTTATATTTATCATGCAGTTGATTAAATTTAATAATACTTTTAGCAGATAGATTTTTTGTAATATCTGGATTTAGATTTACATCTTCTTGAAGGCTATCAATCATTTCAACATTATCAGCTAAAGCAAATTGAGTTTCTATAATCTGTAATGTTGCTTCATCATCTAATCTTTTATCGTTAGCTTTAAATTCTAATAAGAAATCGTATTGTACTGAGTTGATTGCTCCATTTTGTTTTAAATCGTAAAGATTATTTAAAGAAGGAACTCTTGACTGGTTTTCTTCATTTGGCATTAATCTATTATCGTTAATAGCAAGTAATGCAGTCGTAAATGTTTCTATCTTAAATTCTTTATCTTTTTTCTCTTGGAAAACATTTTCTTCTTTAAGAGCTAATACGTTTGATAACCAATCTGATCTAACTTTTTCAATAACAGCTTCTTGACTTTCAAGAGGTAGTGTTTTTCTTAACTCAGCTCTTTGCTCATCATCAAATAGATTAAACTCTCCAGTTTGTCCTTTATTTATATAGGTTAATTCGATGACTTGATTATCAACTTCTTCTTTTTTCTTCCTTAAACCTTCATATCCAAAATATTCAACATTTGTTGGATCATTAAAAAAAGCTTCTATTTCTCTTGTCGCAAAAACTGCAGCAGATCCGCCACTTGCTTTATCTTTAGTTTTTTTAAGTAAAAAGTTTTCTTTTCTATTTTTTGTAAAATCTTTATGGTTTTCAGTTACTTTACCTAAAAGATCTAATGAGTATTTTCTTTGAAAATCATTTACATATTTTCTAACTTCTTTTTTAACTCTTTTATTAGATCCTAAATCTTTAAAGTTTCCATAATTAACATCATTATTAAAATTTTCTAAAGCTAGTTCTAAATTAGTTCCTGACTTATGTTTGTTATAACTTTTAATTAAATCTATTGATAAACTGTCTGTGATAGTTTGAGCTTCGTTTAGGTCCTCTTCTTTTTTTTGCGCAGCATAAAGAGTTGTCACTCCATCTGCAAAAGCTTTGAAACCTTGAGCTTGTTGATTAGCAAGTGATAGAGGTAAAGCTAAACCTGATGTTCTTGGAACATTACCAGTATTAACTTGTCCTTTAACTTGTTCTACTTTTAATATTGCCATAATTATATTAAATCAAATTTGTTAGCATCACTTAATAAAGATCCTACAGCTGCAAAATTTTGCGCTCTTGCAGTTAATCGACCAGCGTATTCTTGTCCTTGAGCTTTTGCTTCTAACATTAAAGATTGATTAAGTTGATCATTGTAATCCATCTCATCGTTGTAATCAGCGATTACTACATTAAATGCTGCATTAACATTATTTTCTAACATAACATCATAAGGAGTAGTACCTTCTCTAAACTCTGCACCACTTCTTAAAATATTTACAAATAAATTATCTCTAGCTTTTTCCTGATTTTTTAAAAGTAATGGCTTTGTTACATTTTGATAAAATTTTTTATTAACTTCTCCTTTAGCTACAATAAAGTCTTTTTCCATTCTTGTGACTTTAGCGTTGTATGATGATATTCTTTTTGCAGACTGTGCTGCTGCGATGTTACCTAATGCGCTCATAGTATTTAGCCATTCTCCAATAGTTAGTTTGATCTAATCCATAAAATTTCATTAGACCTTCTTTTTGTAAACCGAGCCATTGAGCAAACCTAACACCAGTTAGGAACTCTTCTTTGACTGCAGTTTGTAATCTTATAATTTTGTTGTTGATGCAAAGATAATCCAATCTCTTTTTAATTATCGATGCAGCTTTAATTTTGTAATCGAATATATGTTTTGATGATAACACCCAACCTTCAGCAACACCTTCCCACATTGGAACTATGCCACCAGATACAATCGGTGTTTGACCTAGAAATAAAGTAAATGATAAACCTGGAATAGCCATATCTAGTCTATTATTCGTATAACTAGCATCTAATTCCATGAGCTTATCGTTCATGCCAAATTCTATGATTTCATCTCCATGCTCCATTTCGTATGGAACAACAGTAAATTTAGCCATCGTTTGTAACGAGCGTTGGATATATAGCAAGAATACTAGCTGGTAGTGGTTGATCTTGCTTTATAAATATATGTCCATCACTATTATAATCGTCATTAAATTCTATTTCTTTATCGCCTTCTATAAGTGTATCTACTGGAGCAGATAAATTACTTGATGTTGTTCTAAAAGGTATTGTCTCTAAGTTAGTTAAACTTGGACCAACCTTAACACCTACTGTTTCAAACAATCTTAAAACTACTTTTGAAATTCTTTTTATTTTACCTTGAGAAGTACCTTCTGCAGATCCACCTTCTATTCTCATAGTTTGTAAAACACTATCATAGGCTAAACCAACACATGCTTTAGTAACTGATCTATCCAAAGAAACTCCACCTGAACTTACAACCTTATTTGCATGTACAGATCCGTCAGCCAATATAGAAACTGTTTGTCCTTCAAGATGACTTAATCCAGATAATGAAGTTGTAGCAGATCCAGAATAACTTAAATGACTATCTAAAAATTTAAAATCTGTAGCTGTTGTTTCGTCAAAATCAAAATCAGAAAAACATTCTACATATCTAACTGTAGCACCATTAACTGTTCTTTTAACAATACACCAAAGTTCATCTTCGTTTAAATCTCCAGAAATACTAGCTATACTTTCAACAACAGAATTACCTGATCCAAAAGCACCACCTAAAATATGTCTTGACCAGCTAACAACTGCTTCTGATCTTTGATAAGTTAGACAAGCTAATTGACCATCTTCTCTAACACACCATAAATTATTATTTGGTTCTTGTTGCCATTCCATTTGGACAATACCACTATCGGTAACACTATCATTAAGTATGGTCAGATCTGGAGCAACATAACTATCACTATCAAAATTGTAAGCTAGTTCTCTAATTTTTCTTTTTGCTTTTTGTAAAAACAATATTGCATTACCAGCTGTAACTGCATCCACATTCGCAGATCCATAAGAGCTTTGTCTTTTAATAGTAATGTTAGTCGGTGTTATAGAAGCATCTGTTCCATCAGCTGATACTGTATATTCAGCAGCGGTTGTTCCTATCACTAAAGTTCTTTGTGCTTTTAAATATCTAATAACATTAACTTGATTAGCAGCGATGGTATAGACCATAGCATCATCAGCATTAGTACCTGAAGTCATGTTTTCATAATCTCCAGCCTTAGAAAAAAATATTGTTTGTGGCTCGTCTATTGTTCCAGCAAAAACTAATCTTTGTTCATAAAAACTTACACACGAAGGATGACCAGTAGTGTCTGAGAAAGCTCCAAGCTTAAAAGCTACTGTAGCATCAGTATTAGCAAAAGCAGTTAAAATTGTAACAACAACAACTGTAGTATTTGTTCGAGATGTTATTTTTGCAATCCCACTATTAAAATTTATTAATCTTCCAACATCAGTAGTTAAAAATCCAGATCCACCATTTATACCAGTAACTGCAGAAGCAGTAACATTTACGCCAGTTCCAACAGATGCAGAAGCTGGAGTTAATGTTGTAGTTGTTGAATTAGTTGCAAGATATGGTCCATTAGTAAAATCAACCTGAGCTAATGTCCAAGAAGTATGTCCAGTTCTCGAAAGCTTCATAGTCTCATGATTTGGATGTACTAAGTACATAACGTCAGCAGACTGAGCGAATTTAATATCAAATAACTCTGCAGTTAAATACGGAGTTGATATTTCATAAGCAGATCCACCAGATGTAATCTGACCTTTATCTTTAAAAAATCTAATATAATTGTTTCCAAATTCTAAAATATAAGTTTGAGTAGTTGAGAACTCAAAAGGAATTAATCTAGTTTTAGCAGCAGCAGTTTTAACTGAAGCAATAAATTGAGTACCTACTCTTCTTGTTGCAGCTCCTTGAGGATGAACTAAAAAATTTTCTAAAGTTTTTGCAGCTGAATTATATTTATCAAAATCAGTTCTACCAGTTAGTTTGTTTCCAAACTCTCCTGATACAAAAGAAGTTAAGGCTAATGTAGTTCTGGCCATTATAACCTAGCATCAGTAAATTCATTACTTTCAATAGTATCTAAACTATTTTCAGTAGCATCTATAAATCTTGCTTCTCTTAATCTCTCATCTGCTCTTGCCATATAATTATTAGCTAGTGTTGCATTATTTGTAATTGCATAACAAAGATCAGCAGCAAGTTGATGAGAAATACTTTCTTGTAAATAACTATCGTAATTGTTTGGATCTGTATCCAAAGCAACATAAATTAAATAAACCGTTCCTTCATCAGTTACAATATTTCTTCCTTCTAATTTATAATCAATAGCTGATTGAATACTATCAGTTACTCCATTATGTACTTTTAAAACTCTTAAACAATCAGAAGGTAAAGCATAAGCAAAAGAATATTCAATAACTGGAGCTGTACTATTTTGAGCAAGTTGAACTCTTTTATGTAAGCAGTTCCAAGCATGAGATCTAAATACTCTGTTTCTAACATTTTCATATCTTTGATTACATAATCTGGCATTTTTACTATCGTCAGTTAATGCTGAAATTGTTGATGCTCCTAATAAGTTAAGAGCTGAGTTACACATATCTACTACTGATGCCATTAAATATTCTCCACTTTGATTTCTTTACAATCAAATTTGATTGCTAATTTATTTTTATTTATTTCTTCTTTTTCTAATCTTTTTAAAGTTTGATGAGATTGTAAGTAACCTTCTAAAATACAATCGGTATAATCGTTAAATTCTATTCCTAAAACATGACCAGGCATACATTGAGGAGGAGATGTTGAAAAAGAACACATGTATAATATTATGATATATTTCATTTTAACATTTCCATCTTCTTCTTGCTTGTCTGATCCTTGAGTTTGGATTATTTCTAGTTTTTGCAGAAGATCTTTTAAGTTGACCAGCAGATCTTGCACAATATGATTTTCTTCTTTTAGCAGCAGCTGATCCTTTTTTAACTTTACCAGTTACTGCGGTTTTTAATTTTGATCCTGGATTAGCTTTTCTATAAGCT